CACTGGGCAGCAGGTCATCCTCTGTCGGCACGATGTTCTGTGCATCCTGAATGCCCAGCACGTCCAGCATCTGGCGATGCAGGAGGGGCAGGTTGTACATCTGGGGTGCCTGTGCAGCAAGCTGTAAAGCTGCCTGATACTGCATGATGCGTTGCGCCATCGTTCCAGCACTTGGATCGCTGACGGGGATGATATCGATGCGTTGGTCGAAATCCTCTTTCAGGGTGTATTCACCCTCGATCTCGTAGGGGTAGTTTTCAGGTCCGAAATCTTTGATTATCTTGCCTAAAAGCCGCATTTCCATGCCCATTGCAGCGTGAATACGCGCCTGAATGGCGCTTAAAACCTTCATTTCACGCTCTAAAATAGCCAAAGTGGTGCCTACGGGGGTTTCCCCGCTCATATCTGCCACTTTTACGTCCGCTGCTGACGCAAAACGCCTGCCTTCGTTGACAATATCGCCCAGAAGCTGATAAAGAACCCCTGAAGGCTCTTTATAGGGTAAAAACGTGATGTTATCGCGGATTGCGCCGCTGGGGATGTCAACGTCCCTGAACTCTCCCGGCTTGATCGGGGTGTCATCACCCTTGATCCGCAAGCCACGGGATTTAAGTCCGCCGGGGAGGTTCGCCAGAGTGCCTGAATCGACCAGTTGCCGCAAAAGAGATGTGGCTGACTTGGACAGTCCGCCGATCATGTGTACCAGACCGAATCCATAGAACCCCAACCCCGGCAGATACGGGTAATGGACGAAGTGGTCGCGCTTGATGCGCTTCGGATCGTCCTCGTACCAGTTGCGGTAGATCGACAGTACCTCCTTTGATGACTTGTCAATGGTAACAACATAGGGGAGTGCGATACCGTCAGGGTCTTCGAACCCTTCAAGGTCGTAATCCACGTACATTTCCAGCAGGGTATGCCTGCCGTCAAACTGGTAATCCTGTTCCTTGCTGCCGGTCAGCTTGTCGTACTTGCGCCTGATCTCACTCTGATCCGGCTCCGGCTCCGGCAGTTCGATATCGCGGTAGAAACCGGAAACCTGTTTCTTGCGTATCTGGTTGGGTGTCCGGCGCATGATGTGGGTGGCGCGTTCACAGGTGGTCAGATCGGTGGTCGAGTAGCTGACCACGAAATCTTCTGCCGGTACGAAACCGGCAACCGGTCGCCCGTAGCTCTCGTCATGGTACATCTTGCGGAACGCCGATCCGGCGATCGGCAGCGAGAACAGCAGTTTTTCGGTCTCGTTGCGATATTCTGTCATCTGCTTGGTGGACAGGAAATTCATGTACTCCTGTACCCGTGCTGCCTGCTTGGTCTTATCGGTGGTCTGCTTGCCGACAATGGATACCCTTGCAGGTCCGGTTGCCGGGAACAGTTCCTGTATGGTCTGCGCCTGAAACCTGACCACGGCTTCTGCCAGCATCGGGTGGAACACGCCACAGGCACCATCCCAAGGGGTAGTGCGGTCTTCGAAGTTCAGGCCGAGCAGGTCAAGACCCACGATATAGGCTTTTTCCCAGTCCGATCTGGATTCCTGATCGGCATCGAATGCCTCGATCAGATCGGTTGCCAGTTCAGTGAGTTCCTCTTCTTCCATGAACTCGGCGAGATTGTCGTTGTGTTGCGTCTGTATAGGGGTTTCGTCATCATCGCCAAGATCAACGATGGCACCGCCGTCCTCTGTCATGACGGTCGGATCAAGCTGTACCTCGATATCATCCCCCTCCATATCTTCAGGGCGGAGTGGATTCATGGGTTTTTCCATCGGATACATCAGCAGTTCCTGAAGTTTCCACCACGGGTTGCCTTACCCATGCCGCGACAGGTGGTTTTACCGCCCTTCGCCATTTTCTTCGCGGCTTTCTTGTATTCTCCAACCCGTTTGATGGCTTCGGTGGTTTTTTCTTTGTCGGTTGGAGTTTTATTTCTATAAAGCCCAGAATATTCCGTCATGTCCGAAAGGCGTTTATCCTGCTGCACCCTGCCATCATAACCCATTATTTCTGTACGTTTTCTTTGCCGCCTAAGAAAGTCATCCGCTTCTTTCTTAATTTTGTCAGACCCGTTTTTATTAGCCATCAGCCGTTCCTTGTGAAGTTCCCGCCACGCTTGGCAGCGCCCATGCCCTTACAGCAGGTCTTGCCACCGGCAGCCATCTTTTTGACCTTGCCACCACAGGATTTCTTTACCATACCGCCACAAGCTTTCTTTTTCACAGCGCCTCCCGCTTTCATCTTGACCTTGCCACCCGCCTTCATTCCAGATGATCTTTTTGCTTTAGCTTTTTCACGCATATTTGCTATATCTGCCTGAGCCTTGACAGCCATTTCTGCCTGCTTTTTATCGGTTGGCTTGTGCTCCATTACACCGAATGGGTTATCCCCAGAGGGATCAAGGGCGGATTTCCACAGATTGCCTGTGTCCTTGTATGTCTGGACACCTGATATCCCTACCTGTACGGGGTCAAAATAGCGAAGATGGCTGTATTTTGGACCTTCGTTAAGGTTTTCATGTCCCGCCTGTTTGTCAGGTCGTAAGATGTCCAGTTTACTCATAACATGTCCTCAATAAGGTGAAAAGGTTTTTCTGTGGACAGGTTCCTCGTCCTCATCTGTATGGAGTCGCAGGAAACCACCTTGCCGGAAGCGCAATAATGCTTGGGTGCTTGCGTCTACCAGATCATCATGCTCCCCTACCGGGAACGCCACGAACTCATCCATGACCGCTTCTGCCCAGCGGGTCTGTGGACACCAGACAACGCCAGATGAGAACAGGTCGGAGACCGCGTTGACCCTGACTACCTTGTCATTGCCACGCGTGGGAGTGAACTCCTGTACCGGTATGCCCATCTGGCGAAGTTCATACACCAGTGGCAGGCCGGATGCCTTGGCCTCGATGATAAACGCATCCGGTTGTCGTTCCTTCCACATCTGGAAGGCCTTCCTCTTCAGGTCTGGAAATTCAAGACGCTCTTTGAAAGCGTCCAACAGGATGATATTCGCATGGTTTTCGCCATCATCACCCTTGATATAAAATACACCCCACGTGGTACAGGCGCTGTAATCAGACCTTTCGGTCTTCTTGTAGGCGGTATCCCATGACTGGATGATGTACTCGCATTCAGGCGGTTCATCCCGTTCCCATATCTGCCACCAGTCCTTCTTGACCAGCGCCCCCTCTTCGGAGGTGGGATTCTGCATGTATTGCGCCATCCACTTGGAGTTCGGCAATTCCTCACGGATCGCCAGCAATTCCTCCAGAGGCCAGAACTCAGGCCATAACGCCCGTGGATTGTCCGTATCAGCATCGAACAGGACGGGGAACTCGATGATCTCCCACTGGTCATGCCCAACCCTCTGGGTCATGTGCTTGACGATCTGTCCGGTTAAATCTCGCAAACTCCAGCGGGTCATGACGACCACTATGGCTCCCCCCGGCTGTAATCGCTGCCGAGGTCCGCCGGTGTACCAGTCATAGACCCGATCAAAGATCGCCGCATCACCGGACATCAGTTCCTGTTCCGAGTGGGGATCATCGATGATCAGCAGATCAGCACCCTTACCCGCCACCGCACCACCTACACCAATGGCGAAATATTCGCCCTTCTCGGAGGTTGTCCAGCGACCGGCTGCCTTGGCATCGGCTGACAGAAGGGTATTCGGGAATAACTCCCGATATTCCTCAGTCGCCACCAAGTTACGCACGTCCCTGCCAAAACCAACGGCAAGCTCTGCAGTATGTGAGGTCTGAATGATTTTGCGGTCAGGATAATGACCGAGGTACTTGGAAGGTAACAGGTAAGAGGCTTTTTTACTTTTCGTGTGCCTCGGACCCATATTGATGATAAGCCGCTTGCAGGTTCCCGCTATAACCCTGTCAAACGCCTCATCCATGACCCTGTGATGCCGCCCCTCAATGAAAGAAGGCCATAAATGCTTGGTGTACCCATACATCGTCTGACGGGCAACCTCCAGCTTTTCAGCATGCTCAAGCCGCTTGATGTCATCCAGCAACCGAGACTGCTCCAATACAGGTAACGCCAGTATCGCTTTCATCCTCGATGGTGTTAGCAACGGATTCTTCACCCAACTCCCTTATAGATGTCTTCTAAGTTCCTAGATGTCATCTAGAATCCTAGGAATATAATCCTAGGAATAAAATCCTAGGTAGGAATAAATTCCTAGGAATCTTTATCCGAAAAATAAAACAGAAACGAACACCAGAACAGGAATAAACAGCAGAACAGGACTAAACTACCGGTATATATTCCTAAGTAACCTAGCCAAATGAGTAAGGCACAACACCGGATCGTGGTAATCGTAGGGTATTGACACGATCCTGTCAAGCAGATATGTACGCTAAGTTACCGTTTTTTTTCATAAAAATTTATCTCTTTACGTTAAAATTCATGTTCGTGTTATAAATGTCTGGCAACTCCATGTTATTTAAGAAGATACTGCTTTTTTTCAGAATTATTTTTTTTGCAGTAAAATCCGTGTATATGACATCTTAATAACAGGGTAATACAGGCATATGTATATGTGTCAATAATGGGATTTTATAGGTAATTGTGGGTGCGGAGTACTATGTATAACGACAGGTACAATCGCGGGCAAAAGGGGGGAGCGGGTGGCGCTCATCGGAGTCCGGAATCACGGGTGATAGGTGCTTGACCTGTCTTGTCAGCAGTAGTACATGTTTCACGTGGAACGCTGCTATTGCAGGGTCTTGTCTTCCACCCCCATGTCATCCAGCATCATCAGCCTCCGCTCCAGTTCCTGCCTGATCTCTGCCGCTGACTTGTTGACCACTGTTTCAGTGACCTCCTTGAACATACCGCATGTCTTTCCTAACCATACTGTTGCCGAAACCTTAACAGAATCAGAGGGTTGCGCTGTCTTGCTGTATAGCTCCAGCCTGTCCATAACTCTGTCCTGTACCGAGACCGCATGCACAGTTATAGAGCGCTCCTTTCTAGCCTGAATGCTTTCAACCATAGTGGTGACATGGGGGTTAACCATAAGCTTACATGCCTCTGTTCGTATGGTTGCTGCTTTCATGCGATCTGTCTTGTAAGCTTTGCGATAGCTATCGGAGAGAGACATGCCGTCTGCAACGCACTGGCTGAACTGGAGTTGTTTAGGGGTGAGGTTCTTTTTTCCTACCACTTTTCCTGTCATTGTCATGTCCTGAGTAGTGAATCCTGTTCTGATGGTACACCTTATGTACTTGTATTTAAAGGTGAAAGGGAAGAATCCTGTGGATTTCTGCTCAATAATTGATCAATCTGCTATAAGTGCTTGATCTTATTCACTTATATACTTTCTCACTGAACCGATGAGAATGATCAATTATTGCTCTAAAACTGGGGGTTGACAAATCGGAAAACTACCGTTCATCGGTAAAACACTACCGTTCATCAAATTAGGGGGTTGACAGGATTGACAGCCATTACTCCATGTACGAAGATGCGCAACGTGGAGTGTTCCTCAATGAACACGGTTCTTCCACCGGCAGAGACCCGTGTCCTGCCGCACTGTCGAGATGACAGTGAAGCACTTGCCTCCAGAGCCTCTAAGTCTGGACGGGACTCCCCCCGTGAAGTTGGCACTGTCGCAGTCGCGATACTCTAAGCCAGTGTGGAGATGATGGAGAGGTGATAAGCGTTGATGGCTCATATAGCCCTGCTCACCTGTCCAGCTTGGCATATGCCCTTATCTCATGGGTGCAATAGTAGGCTGGATGGGAACTCAGATAGTAATCAGCCCAGTAGATTGAAATCGCTGCGGACTCTCCTAATAGGATGCCCTGAAACAACGGGGCGCTGGCAGAACCAACCAGCAAAGTCAGCCCTGCTCAATGCGGTGCCTTACATGATCGGACACATGCCCTGTACTCTGGGTGCAATAGTAGATCAGTCGCAGACATATGCTCCTACGGGATGCAATAGCCAATGCGACACTGGTCCCGTTCTGAAATTGAGTAACCTGATACCAAGTAAATACTGCGGGG